TGGGTTTATATGTAATGATTATGATTTAAATGTGGATAAAAATACAGTAATAGGTATGTTAAAAAATGGGTCATGAGTCTTGTCCTTTCCCTGACCGAGATTGTTATGACTGTTCTTTCCTATGGCTTGATGGCTGCGTTCTGCATATAACTGAAGGAGAAAATATCTTTGGAATGGCTTATAATAATACAGACAATGATAGTATTTATTCTCATATTTATTTTGGGAGTAAGAGGGGAAAGAATAAAAGAACAAGACTTAACAATAAAAGAACTGCAAGCAAAACTGAAGCTGAGTGAAGTCAAGTATCTGATGATTGTAGCTAAAATCAAAGAAAGGGCTAAAGGTGAAAGAGAATAATAGATTTACAGTCTTTGGAAAGAGGTTAAGACTAACATCAGGAACGCTTACTGTGGGCAGACATTACAGGATTGAGACCTATAACTCTGATGATGACTTTACAAACGTAGGTGCTCCTCAGAATGTTGCTGGACAGTGTTTTATAGCCACTGGCACAACTCCAACTCACTGGGCACATTCATCTGTCTTGTGGGAGAATGAGATGGGTGGATACTGGGTAGACATGTATTTGTGTTCGTCTAACGATGCTTCAATGGTGTCTGCTGGAACGGTATGTGATGGAGCAACAGGAAAAAAGGCTTATATAAGCCAACCCTTGAAAGTGCCAAGGATAAGCCTGACAATCGCTCATTTTAGACAATATCTTGCTTCCCGCTTTGATGCTGAAGGATATTTCTTACACGAAGGTAGTGGCTCAAAAGGTAGATACAATGGTAAAGGTGGCTTAATAACAGATGCCCATTGGAATGAATTATGGATATGGACTCGTATAAACAGGTGGCTGTTGAGAGGCAATACATACGGGTATACTGCTTCCAATCACATCCCACAATGGCACGCAGATGCCAACGACATAGGGCTAAAAGACCCTACATTAGATGCTGCTTATGGTAGCTCCCTTGTAGGTGGAGGGAGCAAATTATGGGAGATTCCTGTTGCTGATTTTTGCGGGAACCGCTGGGAATTTGCTGATGGGTTGCGTTTGAAAGATAATGGTATATATATTGCTTTAAAGACTGTCAATCCTTTTTCAAACCCAGCAGATGGTTATAATCATGCCAGTTTCATCAATACTACATTAACTGGAGACTGTAGCACATGTTCTTTTGCTCTTGGCTAATATGTTATACATATATATTGTGTTGCACAATTTACAGGAAATAAGGAGGTAGAGGGTTGGCAGACGAAATATTCGAGAGAAGAGAAGACAATGTGCAATTTGGAAAAATGATACAGTCTATAGACAATCTCAAGAATGATATAAATGAGTTGAAACAGTCAATAAAAACAGAGTCAGAAAAGCAAGAACAAAAGTTTGTAACTAAAATAGAATTTGCGCCTGTACGAAACATTGTATATGGCATGATAGCAATGTTCTGCATTGGTATACTTACAGCTCTATTAAAGGTGGTTATAACAAAATGATATGGAAAATAAGATGCAAGTTAATCTATTGGTTATCAATAGGAATATTAGCATGTGGAGCATATCTCTCAGGATTAATAAGTGTAATGCTCTATTACCCATACAAAGTAATAGATATACAACAGCCAATAGAAATTATAAGTAGTGGCAATATTGTAATAAGTGGAGAAGATATACTTTTGCATGTAAAGTATCATAAATATAAAGATGTATCGGCAGAAGTATATTATCAGTTATATAATCATGACACTAAGATATATTATTCACTGAAAACAGAATCATCAAATCTTCCAATGGAACAATGTGGAATAATAAAAGGAATAAATATACCTAAATATGTACGAGCTGGGACATATTCAATGGTAATAACTATTGTTTATAGAATAAATGCTATACGAGTTATTACTTATAAAGCAAAATCAGAAAAATTTATGCTTGTGGATAGTTTATGAGGAATAAAAATGATGAACATATTGTCCAAAGATGGCACTCCCTTATATGCTCGGTAATGCGGGATATGAACTATTGTGTTGGTAAGAAAGAGAATATAATGAATGAGAGAAAGGAGGAATAAATGAATGCATTATTATCTGGAATTTTAGGGTTATTTGGTAGTTTTATACCAGAGTTATTAAAATTTTTGAATAAGAGACAGGACAATGCTCACGAACTTGCTATGCTTGACAAGCAGATTGAAGCGCAAAGATTATTACATACACAAAAACTAGAAGAAATAAATACAGAAGCAGATATAAAAGAATCAGTTGCTCTGTATGAAGCATCCAAAATTGAACCAGTTGGAGTCATGTGGGCAGATGCCTTGTTGTCTGTGTATAATGGCACAGTTAGACCTACTGTGACGTATGCTTTTGCTGGATTATACTTATGGGTTAAGTTAGTCATGATATATACTTATATTTGGATACAAAAATTACCACAAATACAGGTCATTCAGCAGGTATGGACTGAGTTTGACAATTCCGTCTTAATGCTTGTTCTTGGGTTTTGGTTTGGAAGTAGAATGGCAGCAAAGGTGTTTAAGTTAAAATGAAAACATCAGAACGTGGCATTAACCTAATTCAGCATTTTGAAGGTTTCTATAACAAGCCTTATTATTGTCCTGCTGGTGTGTTAACGATTGGATATGGAACTGTGATACAAGACCCTACACCATATATGAATGGTATAACAAAGGAGCAAGCAACTGAATTGATGATGAAAGAAGTGGTCAGAAATGAAAAAAGCATCGGAAGACTGATAGTTGCTCCACTTAACCAAAATCAGTTCGATGCTTTGATTTCATTTGTTTACAATTTGGGTGCTGGTAATCTTCAAATAAGCACTCTGAGAAGGAAAATAAATAGTTTGGATTATGCAGGTGCTGCTAATGAATTTCTAAAGTGGTGTAAGGCTGGTGGCAGAGTTCTACCAGGATTAGTAAGAAGAAGAAAAGTAGAAGCAGAATTGTTTATGACTTAAACTCCTCATCACCTCCCTCCTCGCTCTGGCCTCTGGGGAAAACTGATAATTGTATCAGCCCTCAGAGGCCATTCTTTATTAAGACTACTCCTGTTTATCAAATTTATTTAACTTTTTTCTTATTTTATCAATAAACTTATCTCGTTCCAAAGCATATGCCTTCCATTCTTTACATCGTTGTTCCAACACTTTTACTCTCTTTTTAAGTTGGTATATTTCTTGACTTGGTTTCATAATTCATCTCCTTTATCTTAATTCTACATGTGTACCAGATTCGTCTTTTATTACATCAATAATGCCTGAGAACTTTCCAAAGGTGTCAAAAGACCTATGGTCAGCTAATATAATTATCTTCTGTTGCTTCTTGGCTCTATCATATAATGTGTCTAACAACTGTTCTTCACCTTTGTTACTTAGCCACGTTGTTGGTTCGTCAAACATTTCTACGTTCCAATCATCTACTTGTCTGTTATGAATAAAGTCCATCAATCCTAGTGTTCCTGCTAATCTTAATCTCTGCCCCTCACCTCCAGACCATACCTCAATAGGCACTTTGCCTCCACCAAATGGTGATTGTACTAACACTGAAAAGTCCTTGTCAATGACAAGTTCTATGTTCCAATCAGCCATGCCCAGTTGAAATAGATGATTGTTTATTTGTATCTCTAACTCTTCAAGATTTCTTTGTAAAATGGCGAGTTTTATGTCTTTGAAGCCTCGTTTCCAATACTTATCTGCCTCAAGTATTTTGTTTAGTTCTGTTAATTCGTCTTCAAGATAGTATCGATTCTTGGTAAACATGGTTACGTTGAAGAGGCTTTTCTTGAGCATGTCGGTATATGGATTAATTCGTTCTTGTTCTTTCTTTAACTCTTTTTTAATCTCCTCGATTGCCTCTTTACGAACAGTCTCATTGTGTTTGAGTTCATCAATTCTATTTTGAGCGATATCTCTACTCGTCTTTATATTGTCTATAGATTCTAACAAATCCTCTTTGTTCTCACGTAAAACTGATATTTTCTCATCAAGACTATTGAGCAATTTTCTCATATCATTTAAACTACGAGACATTGGCAACATCTTATTCTTTAATGAGGTGATGGTTGTCACCTTATGTTTCTTATCCACTATTTGAGAACACGTTGGGCATTTATCTGTGGTAAGATTTTCAAGAGTTTTGATGTTATGAGAAATAATATCAATTTCGGTGGCTATTTTTATGATGTTTTCGTTAAGCTCATTATACTGTTTTGATTTTACAACTAAGGCTGTTTTTATAGTCTCAAGTCTTTTGATTCGTTTCTTAAGTCTTTCATCAATCTTTGCAATGTTATTTTTTAACTCTCTTACTTTGTCTTTGGACGTTGTATCAGTTGATTGCCTATTACGTAAGCGAGTTTTAATTTCATCAATAGTATGTTTTCTTTCCTCTTCAAATCTAGTTTCAAGGTCTTTAAGTTTTTCGATGTTAATAGAGCTGAGTGCTCCTTCAAAATACGAAATACTCTCTTTCACCTTGGCTATCTTTTCTTCTGTACGCTTCATAGATATTGCAGCATAATCACTGTATCTGTTCCACTTTTCAAGGTCTTCACCAAGAATGGAGGTAAACACTTTCATCTTCTCAGCAGGTTGTAGGTCAAAGAACTTGCTTCCAAACTGTGATATGTAAACAGAGTAAAGCAGGGAGTCAAAGTTTATATTAAACATCTTCTCCAAATTCTCTTGAGATATGTCTTTATTATCAACCTTAAGATAGTTTGGAGACTGTCCTCGTTCAATAACATGTTCTATACCATCTTTCAATAAGGTCAACTTAACATAACACTTTCTCTTTGAGTTCCAGTTTACAACCATTTTAGCTTTAAGATTTCTGGAAGTCTTTCCGCAGAATAGCCAAATTAAACTCTCTCCAATACTTGATTTTCCACTTCCATTACCTTCCAACTCTGGCTCCATAATGTTGTTGCCAGACATGAACCAGACTCCTGTTTTCATTCTATCGAAACGAACTATTACAGACTTGTCTATAGAACGAAACCCACTTATAGTCAGAGATTTTAAATACATGATGCCTCCTCTATAAGAGTTAGTGCTCTGTCTCGATAGAAGTTAGTTAGTTTGTTATCAACAGTATGTTGTAATATTAACTCATCATCAGATATGATAGTTGGCTTGTTCTTGTTCATCTTTTTCTGTTGTTCTTTGTTTATCTTTGGCTTATTAACTGAAACATTAAGACTACATAGATGAGCTTTCTTAATCTTTATATACTCACGAATCTTTAATCGTTCTTTCTGCCACGTATGTTTCTCATCTATGTCAACAACATATTCTATTGCTACTTGGTCATTCTCTTGTATTTTAACATGGTCAAGTTCTTGCATTGCAGTTATTCTTATCTTGTGTTTAGTTATAGAGTAAAGTGGTACAGATTTCTCAATGTTAAACTTGTTATTAAGTATCAATAATCTACCTTGATAAACATCACCAAAATAGATATGATATGGAGCACCTACATATACTACTCTTCCATGTTTTTGTGGTGCATGTACATCACCTGAATAGATGTGTTTAATGTTATCAGGAAAAATATCTACATTGATGCCATCATTCATAGTGAAACCACTCTGAGTTATACTACCTTTAATGCTCTGATGCATAAATACAGTATTGATAGATGTATTAGTAAAAACATTCTTCCATGTTTTATACGGGTCTCTTGAATGTGGTAAGTATAATGTCTTATCAATTTCTTTTGGCTTGACAATGAAAGTGACATTAGAGAGCATGTTTATAAATCTAAAGAAAGGTCTATCAGAAGAGATTCCATCATGATTTCCACTAAGTATTATTACACTTAATACTAATTTTGAATACTTACGTATTAAGTTGCTCACTCTTGTTACCAATGCCTCAGTATGTTTGTCTTTCTGTTCAGTTAAATCACCAATGATTATTAACACAGTATCTTGAGTTAAATGTTTTATTACTTGGTCACTATGTAACAAGTCCCATCTATACTCATCTAAGGGATTTACAGTAAGATGTAAGTCTGCTAATACTACATATTTTATCATGTCTTACCTCAATTTACATACATTAATAAGTCTATCAAATTTTATTATGTACATATCTAGGTCAGAGACATAAATATACTCTACGTCATTGGTTTGTAACCTTTTTAATCCATTCTCATCTATACAGACTATCACAGCAAGATTAGGTTGTTTAGCAATAAGCATGGGTAGTTTGTTTTGTGTTTCAGCATCTCTTTTAGTTTGATTCCAAAAGTCAAGTAATGATGCTTGTTTAGGCGCTTTATTAAGTATGCTGGTCTGTAAATGAATGTTTTTATAACTCTTACACTCTATAGAAAAAATATCAGTCAACTTGTTGCCTAATGGGTGTACAGCAGTTATATCTCCACCTTGTGTTGACTTTTGCCCTTTCTTATACTTATATCTTACTGTAGCTCTACCACCAGACATTGCTGACCTCCAAAAGAGGTCATCGTGTTTATTATTTGATATCCAAAGACTTAGCATTTTACATACTGTTCTCTCGAATGCACTACCCTTAGCCTTGGATTTGTTCTTCTTCTTAACTAACTCTTTTACTGTTCTTTCTGCCATTAGTATTCTCCTTTATTAATTGAGGGTGTAGGTCAATTAGGCTATCAAACCCTCTACATAGCACGTCTAGGAGAGAAACGATAGGAAGATTATCGTTTTTGTGCATTGACCTCAACACGTTAACATGAAACATGAGGCAGTGGATTAGTACTTACTATAAGATGGTAAGAATGATGTTTCTATCTCTTCCCACTCTTTTTTAACTTTAGCTTTTAACTTCTGAACTGTCTTAGGGTATTTGCCGTGTTTTAGTATCTCAGCACATTTAACCAGATTAACTGAGCCAGTCTCTTCATATAATTTTTTCAAGTAATCTTCATCTACTAATTCCAGCCACTCAAGACAGGAGGTAATATCATCTACTCCATAACCAAATACCAATGGGAATTGACATTCTCTAAAAGCTAATCCAATCTTATTCTTGGTACATTTAGCTTTAATATCAAGAGATACGATACGTTTTATTTTTCGTATTGTTTTATCATTTCTTCCAATCTCGCTTAGCCATAATATATGAGTAGCATAATGTTTCATTGCCTGTCCACCAGAGTATGTTTTCTTGACACCAAACAGTGCACCTATTTTAGCTCGTACCTGAGATATTACCATAAGATGAATATTGGCAGCTTCTATTTTCTTGGACAACAATCTGAATATTCTTGATAGAAGTTTCTGCTTCCCAAGTCCGAATGAGTCCTTCAACTCTTCTTTTTCTTCCCCTTTTGTATAGATAGCATCAAGAGAGTCAATTATGATGAGTCCAGGAACTTTTTTCTTCATACACTTATCAATTGTTTTTTTGATGTACTCGTAAATATCTTCTATGGTATCATCAACATTCTCAGCGAAATCTATTTTATTCACAGGCATATTAAGTGTTGCAGCATACTGTTTATCAAATGCCGCCTCTGCTTCTTTGTAAACAATCACTCCATCTGGATACTGTTTAAAGAAGTTAGTACATGCTTCAATAGCCAACAACGTTTTCCCTGTTGACTCATCACCGACTATGTTAGATATTCTACCAAGAGGCCATCCACCACCCAAAACAAGGTCAAGTAGGGAACTTCCACTATGGATGAATCCCATTGGTTTTTGGGATTCATCCACAAAGTAGCTCAACTTTTGTTTTGTTGGCTCACTTTTTAAGGAAGTACGTTTCATATTTACCTCTTATTCTTCTTTAGTTTGCTCAACTTCTCTCTTGCTACAGAGCGTTTGTCTTTTACTTCATCCTCATCTTCTTCATCCTCATCTTCTTCATCCTCATCTTCTTCATCCTCATCTTCTTCATCCTCATCTTCATCTTTCTTGGACTTCTTGTCCTTTTTGGGCTTCTCGTCCTCTTCATCCTCGTCTTCATCTTCATTCTTGGACGTCTTGCTTTTCTTTCCTGACTTGCTTATACCAAGTTCGTCGCATATCTTATCAGCAAGAGTATCATCATCCATATCTTCCATATCCTCTTCATCAATATCTGTCTTTTCAGAGGCTAACTTTTCGAGTTTTCTACGCTTCATCTCATGAATATCATTCCAGGTAAGTGTTTCTTCTTCATCTTCATTTGTTTCTTTTGTTTCTTTGTTCTTCTCAGAGTCATAATCATACATTCCACCAGAGAATGCTTCAGCTATCTCTTCATAAGAGGCAAACTTGATAACACTTGGAAGTGGGTTTTCTTCAATGAACTCAAGCCACTCTCTCATTTTCTTCTTATTGTCACTCAAAGGAGAAGGCTCATCATCTTTGTCAAAGCCAGTGTATTTAGTGTTACGCCCTTTCCCATCTCTCTTAAAGAATATATCGTAACCTTCTGTTGGTGAGTCAAGTGGTATACTATCTCCAGTTTTCTTGTGTATAGACTTGATTGTTATCTCTTTATCAACTGTCCACGGTGCTGTCCAGACTAGTGGACCATCGCCCTCATTCTTTCTATCGATAACATACATGAGAACACGTCTTGTGGGTTTCAAACTTGCTAGATACTCTTCATCAACTTTTCCTTTCTTGGCAAGAGCGTCGTGTTCTTCACAAATAGGGCATTTCTTCTTCTTCATCTCTTTTAAACACAGAAATGCTGAATTATCAGAGCCAACATTGTAGTGTACTTTAACTTCATACCCCCAGTACTCGGCTTCATCCCATGTTGGTGGCATAAGTCTAATCTGATTACCTTTTTTATCGTCCTTAGGTGAAAACGTTTCAACGTCATCTCTCAGAAACCAGTGCCCCGAACCTCCAGATTGATTTGCTCTCTTATTGAGTACTTCTTTACTTGGCTTTTTGTACTTAAACTCTTTTGACATAAACTGCCTCCTTTGTTTTTATTTGTTGCTATAACGTTTTTTTATTTTGTTTCTTGCCTGTATATAAGCCCCATCACTTGTATCGGTAGACCTAACTGAAATATCTGTAAAATAGCCATCACTGAACAATTGTACCACTTCTCTCAACATCTTGCCTCTTTGTAAGAAACTCTCTCTCATTATACTCCATTTGTTAGCTTCAGTATGAGCCTTTGCTAACTCTGCTAACTTTCTTTTATACTCTTTCTTTTGAATGACTTGTTGCATTAAGGATGCTTCTGTTATCTTTTCATTACTCTCAGCTGCCTTAACTCTTATTTCAGTAGCCAATCTTGCCTTTACTTCTTCTAATTCAGTCTTTAGTGTATCCTCAATATCCATGGCGATTAATCGTGATTCTGATATATCTTGAAATATCTCAGAATGTGTAGCACACTGAATGTCTAAGTTTGTCTTGTCAATTTTTAATAACTCTCTAGCTTCCTCCAATGATAATCTTTTACTCATTATTTCACCTCCTTTACTCAGTTAGAGCCTTCATTGCGCTAAGAACCAACTCGTAAAAATAGTTAGCATTATAGATAGGCTCGCTAAAGTAGTTGAGTCTTTGTGAGAACATTAGTACTTCATCTTCACTTTTGGCATTAAGAACACAGGCCATAAGATATCCAACAACTTGTAATCTAATAGCCTCTGGATTCTTACCTTTCAAATCTAAAAGAATTTGTTGAAGTCTTTTATATGAAGGCTTGTTCTTAGTCAACTCTTTACACAGGTCATATGTGTCTTTTGTATCCACATAAGTGTTAATTAATTCTGCTACCTCTTCTTTTGTAGAACAGAATCTACACTGTCCAAGATGAATAATAGCCTCAGCAAGACAACCATTAGCTGCTCTACAAATCATTTTGATTGAGTCTGTAGATAACTTTATGTTCTCAGCCTTTGCAATATCAGTTACTTTATCAAGTATTGTGTTATAATCTATCTCTTTCAACATAAAGTTGGTTGCTCGCCTTCGTATAGTCTTTGGTATCTTATCAAATTCTGTTGTACATAAAACAAAGTATACATGGTCAGGAAGTTTATCAAAAGGCTTAAGTAACACATCAAATCCGTTGCCTGAGATTTTTTGACACTCATCAAGAATTATTAATTTAGTTGGGTTGTTACCAAGAGCTGGAAAGTCAATGAACTTGATAATGTTTCTCATGTCATTGACCCCGTTGTTTTCTGAGGCATTAACCTCAAGTACATTCTGTTCATCACAGTTAACAGCATTGCCTATGATTTTAGCTATAGTGGTTTTACCTACTCCTGGTGGTCCAGCTAAGATAATAACATGTGGCAATACTTTAGCCTTAGCCATTTTATCCAAAGTTTTAACAATGTCATCTTGACCAACGACCTGTTTAAAATCCTTAGGTCGATATTTTACGGTAAAATCCTCATTTTTCATAATACTCTCCTTAAACGTATATTGAGAAGCCCTTATGAGTAACTACAACCTTAATCTTGTTTATATCGTCCATGAATCCACTTAAGTCAATCATATCTATAACCATATTATCTGTAACCCCTAATTCTTCTACTTTGTCTTTAAATTCTTTCCATGATACTGTTAGTGATTCTTCACATATTTCTGATTTAACCTCATCTGTCATTATCATAACGTTTCTCCCTTAAAATGTTTTTTTAAAGTCTCTTGTATCGTAGGTTATTATCTCTTTCAGTTCATGCCAATGTTTTCCAACACTTACTTCGGCTGATATGGGAACTGTTATCCAATCATAAGGTACACAACACATTTGTTCAGCAATTATTTCTATATATTCTTCCAATACATCATCATGAATAAAGAAACCTAAGTCATCGTGAATGTTCCATATTGGTTGTAACATAGGGTCTTTACGTTTAATAGACAACTCAGATAGTCTATTCATAGCATCAGTAACTATGTCTGAGGCAGCACTTTGGATTGGTGTGTTGAGTATTTCATTCTTTGATAATGGAGCATGTCTACGTCTTCCAAATGCTGACTTTACATACCCATTGTCATAATAGAACTGAATCATTTTTTCTTGCCAGACTTTAACATCAGCCAACTGTTCCCAAAACTCTTTAAACTCCCGTTTAAGTGTACCTTGACTAACCCCAAACGCTGCTTCGATTGAGTCTAATGATGAGCCATAGAAGGCTGGGAATGTCCACATGTTCTTAACATCACTTCTAAACTTTTTTAACTCATCTTTGTTAAGAGTAAGTTTCATTCTCTTAGCAATTCTCTTAGCCCATTCAAGATGTATATCATATCCAGTTTTCAAAGCGTCACAGTAAAAAGCATCTCTAGATACAGTAGCTATTACACGTGCTTCAATTTGCCCATAGTCTATAGCAACTATGTGATGGTCTTTTGGAGCTGTTATTATTGCTCTGGCTTGTTTGTTCTCTCTCTTAGGGAACGTCTGAATTGGAGGACTAGTTGCGCTCAAACGCCCTGTTACAACAAATAGGTGCATATAGTCGGGTCGTATTAAGCCATCATCGTACATTTTGTCAACTATAGAATCGACATATGTAGATTTCTGTTTAGACGCTTTTCTATGTTGTATTATAAGACTAGCAAGTTCTATGCCTTTATTACTGTAAGCATTTAGAGTTTCTTCATCAACGCAAAAGCCTCCTTTGGGAGTTGTTTTAATCTGTTCTACTTTTAGTATGTCTCTAAACACAGTTATAAGTTGTGTATTGGAACCTAGTTTAAATGGTGTGTGTTTCATCTTTTCAAACTCTTTAACTTCACGTCTCTTACTTATCTTGGATTCAATGTCCTTCATTGTGACTTCATAATCTTTGGAGTACTTTTTAGCAATTTCAAGGTCTAAGGGTAATCCCACTGATTCAGTTATAGCCAACGTTCTTGCTAACTTATTTGTATGATTAAATGTCCATCTCAAGTCTTTAGGTAACACAGCTATCTGTTTAGTAAGTAACTTGTGTTCATACTTTGAGTCCATTCCATTATATATTAATAGTTCTTTTAATCTTCCAGTATCTACTAAAGTTTTAAGTTGAGTTCTATCTATTGTTCCTTCTGTAAGACTTTTTAGATTGAATCCAAAGTGTATAAGAGTCTGTGTACCTAAGTCAGCAATACTATCGTTCTTTCCTCCAGGTCTCTCGTCAAAAGCCATTGCTAGACCTTGTGTATCGTACCATTTTGAGGCACATATCACGTCTGTACCATAGAAGTAGTTTAGCCATGTTAATTCAAACTTACTGTTGTGTGCTACTTTTATTGTGTTATTCTTAAGAAATTTGACTAACATTTTCTCAACTTTTTCTTGTCTCTTTTTACTCCACATTACATGTAGTGGGAAGGCAATTGTTTTTTTGTAGTTAGATAAGGCAATAGATAAAATCATAGAGTTAGGATTCCAAGGCTTGAGTGAGGCTTTATCTCTGTCTTTTTCAACAGCGTTGTCTCTTGGATCAGCATGAGTTTCAATATCTATTGCTACATATTGTTCTTGTGCCAGTTCATCAAGATACTGAGCAATGATGTTAACACTTTCATCAGAATCTTGAATTATGTACCTTATCCCTTTTTCATATCCAGATGATATAACTTTTGGCACTTCTTCACTCTCTAAAACCTTTTTAACATTTAACATATCTATCTTAAACATGTGAGAAAAAACTCTATCTTGCACTTCCTCATTTTTCTTGTCTCGTCTTACTATGTAAGCAGGATGTAACATTGGCATGAACCAAAAAGTATAGTCTTGAATCTTAACTGGTATATGTCTACCTCTCCATGTAAAAATACCACCATCTATATTCAGAAACTTCTTTAGTGGCACATTGCCATATCCTATAACTATCTTAGGTCTGGTGTTAAGAATATCAGTTTCTACTGATTTACTACAACAGGCTATTTCAAATGCTGTTGGTGTTCTGTTATTGTTTGGGTGACATCGTACTACGTTATTCCATCTTACTTCTCTTTTTAGAAACTTGATATCAAATACCTCACTCATAACTCCACGTAATATCTCACCAGATTTACCAATGAATTGTTCATTGTTCTCATCTTCAGTTTTTCCAGGAGCCTCACCAATGTTATATAAACTAGGGTGTTTTGAGCCAGTTGGAGGCATACGTGGTGAATTTATAGGTGTATTGTTAAGAGAACATACTCTACATTCATATTTATATCCATTCTCTAAGTCACGTTGCCCTTTTAGTATCTTATTACTTCCCTCTTTGTAAAAGAATAAACTCATTTAGTTATTCCTCCTTATCATCCGGCTTTATTTTATGAGTTGGAATACAGGCTAACAAACGAATAACTCCAACGTCTTGCCCAAGTATTACAAAGAAGTTTTTATTTGTCTCGGTTATACAGATATTCTTAGTAACTGTTAACAAGTCTTTCATCTTTGAAATGCTTATCAAAAACTCTGAATCAATCAACTTTCCTTTTACTCTTATTATCTCTTTAACCTTTCCAACATCACTTACAGATGTTATACGCATTATGTTACGTTCTGTGTTAATAAGAACCTTATCATCTTCTTTTTTAAGAATAAGAGAACATCGATTTAAAGCTGTTATCAACTCATCTGGCATTTCTACGAACTTGGAATCATCGTTGTTTCCCCAGTGATTTGTTATGCTTTGTTCAAAGTCTATAAAAGACACGTCACTTTGAAGATGTGAAAATAAATACACTTCGTCCTTTTCTATAGACAATAGTGATGATGATATTTTGATAGTACCATTAAGTAATAATGACTTTACATCGTTGGACATTATAAGAGAACAGAAATCTTTGGGCATAAGAACTTTAATTTCTTTGTTCACGTTCTTGTTTTTGTATCTATAACGAGCCAGTTGAAACCCGTCTGTAGCGTAGAAAGATATTCTTCCTGACGAGTTAATATCAAGAGTGATACCAAGTCTGTTAGTCTCAGCAGGATTAGTTGTTATGGCACTAAAACACTTATCAAGACCGCTAAAAAACTTTTCACTTAGTTTTAACTCTACAGCATCTTTATTCTCAAATGCTTTGTCGTTTGATTCCAATATAAATTCTTTTCTCTTTAAAGAGGACAACTTTGCCTTAGTGTTCTTATCTTTTATCTCTACAACGTTATCTATAACTGATATAGTACTACTTTCATCCATAGCTCGTAACAAGTCTATAAACTCTTTTCCTGGTACTACACACTTTAAGTGTTCAATACCCTCTGTTTTTACTTTCATGCCCTGTTGTCCATTGTAAGTAAGTATCTTATCAGTATCAAAACATATGTATTTGAATGAGGTTATTACACTATCGTTTGAGGCACAACATTTAGATGCTAACATAGCTGCGTCTATTAGTTTCATGTATTATTTCTCCTTTTACTCAAATGTTTTAACTATTTCTTCAGACGTTTTTACTTACGTCTTCCGTGTGTTCTTTGTCTGTCTTTGTATCTTCTGAAGATATATTAAAGTAATTTCTCTCGTTGTTGACCACTATATGTGTATCTGCACCAAGTTTCGGCTGTCTCTTTTTACATCTTGGACATTCAGGATGTCTATCATAAGAGTTAAATTCTGTTGAACAATAGATACATACATATTTCATCTTAATGCTCTCCTTTCTATAGATTTTTTTATTAACTGTTCATTCTTAGGCTCTTTTCTTATCAACTTCGACCTGAATTTATTTAAACAAGAGAAGTCTATTGGAACATTCTCATTAATCTTGTAATAGGTTTTAACGTTTGTTGGTCTCAACTTAATAAGATATTTCTCTAACATGTCTGATGACCTTAGTTTGTTACTTTCCTCAATACCTCTACCCCCAAGTCCTGCAAAGTATCGTTTTGTGTACAGTTCTATAAGATTAAGAAACTCCTTAAATGTTTCCTTCTTGTTGATGAGTTCATTTATTACAGATTTTCTGTAGTTGCTATCGTAATAGATTCTGTTTATATCAATATTATTGTTATTAAAAAACTTGGTAAGTTTTTCAAACTTGCTGGCATTTTTTGGTTTTATATAAGTCATACCAGCAGCTTCTTGAAACTTTACATAGTTGAACATAGCAGCAGAGGCTAGAACAAGTCTTTTATTAGTTAATGGTATGAATTTCTCAAACATATGAGTAGCAAGACCTATACCTCTGAACATTGGATGAATAACTTCTCTACATATATTTGCTGTATTGTTACCTGAAACAAGTCTTCTTTCATTGGTATTAAGTTTTGAGAATATCTTTCTCTCCTCTTCAGTTAGATAGAATTGGTCTATCATGTAAGTACGAATTGGTACTGAACTTATCATTAAGCCTATTATATTGTTCTTGTAATAAAAGCCAAAAATATCAAGAACCATTGCTGGTAATTTGGTATTTTTGTAGTGATATTTCAATAATTGTAAATCTTTGCTGGTTGGAGGCACTCGTCTTACTTCTATCTCATTAAGATAAGGAGGGGTAGCTTTATTATCAAAAAACATCTTTTTTATATGATGTTCTCCAGCATAATCAAATGATATAACGTGTGATGGTCTAAGTGTGTCTATTAAATCGTCATGTGATGTAGCAACTATAAGTCTTTTGTTCAATTTTCGTACTATCTTTTGATAGTTAAAAGCCACTATTCTTGCTGTGACTCTATCTAAAGCTGTTACGAACTCATCCACACAAATTATATCACTGCTACTTTCAAGTAACTTTGCTAAGTAAAACCTGTATTTTTGACCCTCTGATAACTCACGATATCTTTTGAAGTAGATAAATGCCTCCGATAACCCAGCAGTATTCAACAAAAACATACTTTCGTTAAAGTCCTTGCCTATACTGTCTATTAGTGGTGTATCAGACTTGCTCATTTTCTCTGAGAACTTGTTAAATATCATATTATCAAAATCAATTTTGTATTTGTTAGCAATCTTTCTGAGCAACGTTGTTTTACCACTACCACTAACCCCTGTAATGTACACAATATCCCACTCAGAAGGCATTATGAGATTGTCAACTACCACATGTTTGTATTTATCCACGTTTAAACCAAACACATCAAATACAAGGTTAACTCTATCTGTTTTTTGCACTTTGCAGTCAAATTCTACAGTAATACCTTCCAATAGTGACATTGTATATCTCCTTTGATTAGAATAAAGTGATACAGTTGTAGGAATTGGACCTACACACTTGATTAAATCACCTGTATCACGTATCTTATTTCCTATTTGCTTGATTTAAGTCTTTTTGTTTCTTTGAGATGATTCATTATAAGCTGAACAATAGTATGTCGTATTCTGACCGTATTAGGCTGAAGTGCCCAACCCTTCTTATCACAATACTTCATGATATCTTTCAGGTCTGCATCTGGGTTGTCAACCATGTATAAGATAACCTGAGTGCTAGCCCCTTGCCCTTTAGGTGTTTGTGCTTTCTTAGGCTTGACCTCTTCTTTCTTAGTTTTCTTAACAGGTTTCTCATCTTCCTCATCATCTTCTACTTTCTTAGCTTTACCTTTCTTAACAGGTTTCTCATCTTCCTCGTCATCTTCTACTTTCTTAGCTTTACCTTTCTTAACAGGTTTCTCATCTTCCTCGTCATCTTCTACTTTCTTAGCTTTACCTTTCTTAACAGGTTTCTCATCTTCCTCGTCATCTTCTTCCTCTTCTTCTACTTTCTTAGCTTTACCTTTCTTAACAGGTTTCTCATCTTCCTCATCATCTTCCTCATCATCTTCCTCATCATCTTCCTCATCATCTTCCTCGTCATCTTCTTCCTCTTCTTCTACTTTCTTAGCTTTACCTTTCTTAACAGGTTTCTCATCTTCCTCGTCATCATCATCAGGAAAATCAGGCAATTCTACACTTTCGTCTTCCTCTCTCTCTTTTACAACTTCTGTGGCCTCATTCATCCACTCTTGAGCTTCTTCAGATAACTCATCCCACGCTTTAGGCTTTTTCTCAAAGAGTTTATCACCCTTGTCAACTATACGTGTTATGTACTCATCCATGCTCTCACCTTTCTCCTGTTTAACCTTCAACAATGCTTCTAATTCTTTTCTTACTGACATATGTACTTCCTCCTCGATTATTTAATATCTATGAACCAAAGATTCATAGTTGTTACAGCCTATGATAAAAGTTGTTCAAGATGAAGTTCTATGATTCTATCATAAAAACAAGAACTTTTCTACTTATTAAATAAATTTTTTTTCTTAATAATTTCAATAACTTGACACAAAAACAGTAATTTATATAAGGGTAATAATGATTAAGTTTTTTGATATATACCACAAAAACAGTTAAACTTGACTTTGACTTACTATATTTTTATTTCTACTTGTCTTGATAATTTTAGCACGTTTTTCCGCTTTTACTCTTTCACGATAATCAAGTTGATACTTAGCCTCATGTGCTTCTCTACATTCATGTTTACAAAACTTGGTTGAAGCGTGTGTAGTCTCAAAAATCTTTCCACAATATGCACATACATTAACAATCTTCTTTACAAATACAATGTTACCATGATTGTCATAGTCAAACTCCATTTCACTTAAACACTTGGAACATGCTGCTATTGGAAATTTTACATCATCTTGTGGTATATAGTAACTGTTACAAATAGGACATATTTCCCAGTCTGATGTTCTTATACAAAACTGTTTGTACACTATATGACCACATGTTTTACACAACAAAGAATCTCTAGCAAGACCTTCTAGCGAAAGATTATTTGAACCACACTTTTCACATTCCCAATTTCTTAATATTCTTATCCATCGTTTCTCTAAATCTTCGTCTGTGATTCTCTTCTTAATTCTTAGTTTCTCTCTCTTTGTCATTTATAAACCCCCGTTTTATTAATGATTTAGACATATCTCCAGGGTCACCGTGGTCGATGACTAATACGTTAGCATTAATTACAGGCTTTAGCGCTTCTTGTATTGTAATAGCATTTGACTGTGCGTCTGCGTCTAGCATAATTACAAACTTGTCAAATCTGTTCTTAAGACTCCATAACAAATTAATCTGAGCCTTTGATATTGTCTTTGTAAATAAACATGTAGCCCTTTCAGTGTTTGGTAGATACCAATCTAATTTCATAGCATCAAATGGTCCTTCTGTGATGTATAACACTTCTCCCCCAGAAATGTTTATATCATCATAATTAAATAAACACTCTTTGATAGGTATTATAGACTCATCAATAGACAAATCTTTATAACGAGGCAAGTTAGAAAGGTTATTTATAATTCTACCAGTCCAAGTTACTAATGTATTGTTCATATATACTGGAAATATTATTCTGTGTTTCCAACTTGATTCCGAACGAACACTTCCCATAAGATTGTAACAGTACGCAACTTCATTTACTTCCTCAAAGCCTCTAATTGACAAATATGCTTTAAGATATCTAAGTTCAAGAGATTCAAGCCATAGTGGTACAAAGTATTTGGGAAATTTTAGATACTTTGACTTCTTATTAGATTTCTCAGTGATGATTTTATTTGACGAGCTTAACTCCTTTATTATATCAGCCACATCATCTTTCTCAAGAACTGTTTTTAACCCAATTTGAGCACGTATCTCTAGAAGAGGCAATTTTACAAGTCTCATCAATACATAGGACATGTCCTTGCCTCTATGACTTGAGTCTCTCCAACATCCGTAAGCACCTGTTTTGTAGTTAAGCCCCATATGATAGCTTGGGTCATTGTCACACAATGGGCACTTTATGTTTATATTAGATTTACCTACGTTAGGACCCTCAGTGAGGTAGGGGATTGAGTAGACATTAAGAAAGTTTATCAACTTGTCTCTTTTTCTCTTATCTTTCATACTAATCTCTCTATGTTTTCTTTACCATCTATAATGGCTTTGAACAGATTTTTACCCTCTTGTATAAATCTGAGTATCTTTTCTTCTACAGAGTTTTTTACTACTATATCGTATATGAAGGTATGTTTAGTTTGTCCTGTTCTGTATACTCTTTTCTCGGACTGTTTTCTTACAATTGAACTTACAGGGCTTTCGTAGTATATAACATAGTTTGCTGTCTGAAGATTTAAACCTGTACCCCCACTTCTGTGATTAACTATAAATACTTTACACTTCTGGTCTTTTATAAATCTATTTTTGACAGCATCTTTGTCTTTTGTAGCACCGTAAAGCCTCTCATATTTAATGTTTATATCGTCAAGAGCCTTAGCAATATTTGTTCCAGAACGAATAAATTCATGAAACACAACTACTTTTGCCTCCTTTGGAGTACTTAGTATTAAATCGGTAAGAGCCTCAATCTTAGTAATATCATCAAAATCAATCATTACGTTTTCTTCATCCAACTTATGTCCAAGAAAGCCTGAACATATCTGTCTTAGACGTATGAAGATAGCATCCAACTTTTTATAATCACCTTTAACCTCTACTAACCCGTTGACAGCAGCATTATAATAACCTCTAGCTTCTACACCAAGTCCTACATAGGTTTTAATTCTAGTTAGTTTTGGAAGGTCTTGAGCCTCGTTTTCTTCATACCTAAGAGACCTGTTAGCTATTCTTTTGCTAAGACTATCAACGTACTTTTCGTTGAACTTATACTCATACCCACCCCAGAAGTTTATTTTGGTAGTAAAATATGCTTCTCTAAACATTGAGATATTATTACCCAACGTTTTTCCTCTGTCAATTATATAGAACTGAGCCCACAAGTCTTGTGGGTCTCTGCCATGAGGTGTTCCAGTTAACCCATATCTAATATTAGCATTTGAAGATATGAAACAAGCCATCTTAAAGTTTATGGTAGTTCGATTTTTACAAAGGTGAATCTCATCAAATACTACTAAGTCAAACATGTTAGATATCTTCTTAGCTTGTGATACAAAGCCACCTTTTTGTCTATCTGTAATCATTGACTTTAAACCATCATAATTGATAATGTAAATATCAGCCTCTTTGTTGAAACTGTCCCATCTATCTTCCTTCTTTCCATATACCTCTATGTGAGATAGATTAGAGTGTATATTCACCTGTTCAGCAAAATCAAACACAGATACAGGTGATGGAGATAATACAAGAGACTTTTTGACGTTACTATACTTCATGTGGTACTGAATTAAGTCTATTACTATTTTGGACTTGCCTAAACCCATGTCTAATAGATACAAGAACTCTTTGTTCTCTATACCTACTATTATAGAGACAAGTTGATGAGTAAAAGGTCTGGTCTTGAACTTAAACTTAGGTGCAACATCTACAATATATTGTTCAGCATCCTTTCGGGAGATATCTTTTACCCATCTCCAATCATTAAGTTTTTGTTCTCTAAACTGTTTTACTGCTTCTTTAGATATCATTGTTTAATCTTCAAACCTTAAAATAGTTAGTTTCATTGTTTTTCTCCTCAGTCTCGTTCCTTCTTTGTTATTCTCAACTTTGTACGTTTTATTTTAGGTCTGTCTTCATCGTCTTCATCATCATAAAGATTATTGTTGGACTCAAGAGATTTAAAGTAATTTGTATTCATGTATCCAGAATTGATACAGAATTGTCCTCTGTTATAATTCTGAGATATAAGAATAGTATCCCCTCGTCTATCGTTACGTGCCTTATCAACAAAGAGACGAGCTAACCCAAAATTCCTCTCATATGTTGTCTGATTATATGTTATTACATTGTCTGAAATAGCCACCTTACTAAAGTCTTCAGCAAGATTCTTTCGTGTTAGAAGAACTGAGTCTTCTCCAGCTCTGTTAGCCTGTGATGCTGTTACTACAGCTATGTTTTGGTCTACTGCAACTCCACGTAACTCTTTGTATACACGTCCTGTATCTTCTCTAACATGTCTCGAATCAAGTTTTAATAAGTCAGCATAGTCTACAAGTAGCATATCAGGAAATATATTATAGAATGTTCTAAGATTATCCAAATACCCAATCAACATTTCTACTGTTAACATTCCAGTGGGAAACTGTTTAATGATTAAACGTGGTTTGTACAGAGTAGCCAGTTTCTTAAGTATTTTTCCTTCTATGTCTTCATCTTTAAGTGATAACTTATTTATTATTCTCTCAAGACGTATATTACTTACATATCCTTTGTCATTAACATCAAATGCCACTTGTTTTGTTTCTTCTTTATTCTTAGCCACACCTAAGAATGACTGAATATATCTTTGGGATACCTTGTTTTCATCCATCTCAAGAGTTATATGTACCACAGTATTTCTAGTTATCACTGCTACTTTACCAAAGTGACTTATAGCCCATGATTTACCAAAATTGGGTAGAGCCACGAATGTGTACAACTCTTTTCTTGCTGGGCAGATGCCCATTTTGTCTAAGTGTGTGATGTTGGTACGAAACAACTCCTCATCTTGATTGAGAAATTTTAAGGTACGTTTAATATCTTTACCAAACATAATGCCTGGGTCAAATATTTCAATCATTCTTTTGTGTCGATTGTTTATTATGTTGTCTACTGCGTCTAAGTTGCCTTCTTGAAACTTTTCAAAGGCTTCTTTGAGCATTAATCTGGTTTGTGCTTCTCTAATGAAAGAGTTCAACTCCTTCATTACAAACTCACCATTTATCTCATCTTTTAACTCTCTCAATGATGAGATAACGGTTATAAATAACTTAGCTCTCTTCTTGTTCTTATCATCCTTTATCTTATCTTCGAATACATCAATAAGATGGTCAGAAATTGGCTGTTTATATTCTCGTTCATACTTTATAGCCTTGTCGGCTATCTCTCTATATATCTCATTATCAAACATATCCGTTTTAACCAGAAGTGATATGCTTGAACTGTATTTTCTATCATAACAAAGAAGAGCTAATACATTCTCTTGAAGTGCTTCTGAGAAAGCAGCCATTATATCGTCTTAAGATATGTTTGTCTTAGATGAGCCCAATACAAAAAGTCTTCTGTACTTATTTGCCGATGGCTTATTCTCTTTTTAATAGTCTTACCTGTAACAGTGACATAACAAATATAATACTTGCAATTCTTTATTGTGATAACTGCATTAATCATATTATTCCCCTCCTAACTATTTCTCTTATCTGTTCACCATTTTTAAGTTCGATGTTGTCATAATGAATACTTTTTATATGCACGCTTCATCCTCCTTCTAATATTCTCATTGTTGTCTCCATAGGAGCAGTCGGTCTAATGCCTAAACCAGATAAGAATCTGATAAATTTAAATCTGTTACAGGATGCTTCTTTTAACTCAGGCGTTCTTACTGTGTTAGTTCTGAAAGGCAATTTAATTAGTCTCTCATATAGTCTTAACTTATCTCCATGTTCTTGATAACAGGCATTGAGAAGTTCTTCGTCTTTTACTATTTTTAATGCTTTAACAGGACCTAACCCAGATATGCCAGGAATGGAATTATGAGTTCCAACAATAGCCAGATACTTTATATACTGTTTAATGCTTATATTTTCGTACTCTTCTTTGAAGTTAACAATAGAGTACAGAATGTATTTACCTTTTACCTTTCTTCTTAAGCACACATTGTGATGTTTAAGAAGTTGATTAAGGTCGGAATCTCCTGAGTAAATTACTATACGTCTAAAGTCATTGTGGTACTTCTTTACTGTAAGACTTATTAGGTCATCAGCCTCAAGCCCTTTTTCAGACCAATACTCGATGTTGAGTAAGTCAAGAAGTTCTCTGGTCTTCTCAATATTAAATTGAACTTCTTTTATTCTCTTTTCATCTTTGACTATTGCTCGGTCAGCCTTATACTCTGGAAATAACTTCGTTCTGTCATAAGGCTTTCTATCGTTACATACTATTACATACTTTGGCTTAATTGCATTTACACAGTTACAGAACTGATTAATAAAACCAAATATCCCATTAGTAGACATTCCTTTCCAGGTAAGAGATAGATTGGTTAGTTCCATAGCACGATACAGAATGTTATTAAAATCCATCAGCAATAATGAATTTTTCATTCTGTCCTCTACAGTCTTGATAATGATAGTGTTTTATAAGATTTTAAGCGAAGATGCCCATCATCAAGTTTCACAAGCGCTTTCTTAGTATTGGTATATAATCTAACTATACATCCCTGCGTCTTGTTACGACCTGTGAAATTATTTATAAGCACCTTGTCACCAACTTTAAGAGTATCAAACTCGATAAATGTCACGTATCCTCCTAAGTTATTTTTATTATTAGAGAATTTGTTATTATTATACAACTTTGATAATTTAAAATCAAATTTTATGTAATTGTTCAATAATTTCGAATTAGTGTTCAATTTTCACAAATACAGGATATATACAGTTTTATTCTACATACTCTAAGATTTTGAATGACTTAGGATGTTTCGTTAAACACTCCTATAGCAAAACCTAATATACATCCTATAAAACAACCGAGAAAAAACCAAAACCACATAGCAATCTCCTTTTATTTCTTCCGAAATCTTTCTACTAAATTATGTAAAAGAAATACACAACATATGACTGCAAGACATAGATAAAATGTTTGCTCTGTTGTCATAGTTATTTCTCCCCTGAACTCTTTTGCGATTCTTCAACATCAGTGTCATCAATAAGAAATGGCATCATTCTTCTCATGTCAAGTGGAGTTAATTCAATCTCCTTCAAATCTACTTTTAACTCTGAAAGTTTTATTGGTTCAAACCAAATGTTTTCCTCTTCCTCTAATAACTCAATAATTTCCTCATTGTATTTAGTTACGTTTTCTGGCTTTAGTTGAAGTTTATCTATTTGCTCTCTTATTTCTTCACCATTTTCGTTTAACACAGGTTGCCCATTTTCATCACGTTTTACAACGAATACAGGTTCACCATATTTCTTAAATAGTTCTAAATTCTGTTTATCAAATTCTTTTCTACATGATTCAATATCATTAAACACTAATCTACTGATTTTGTAAGCTATCTTTGCTCTTAAATTAACATTTAACAACTTATTGAATCCTTCATTAGGTCCTACTGCATTCAGCAAATCTCTTAATTTTACTTTCATTATAATATTACCTCCTCTTTTTTATATTTTTTATATTTCATTCGTCTTTTATAAAGAACAGAATCTGGTCTAAAATATCTTTCTATGGCATTTACCACTGCTGTTCTCTTTCGCCCCATTAACTCAGCAATCTCCTTTACTTCTCTTCCTTCATCAAGGTATTTCTTCAAGTCAGCTTTGTCTGCATAAGTCCATTCTCTACGTTCTCTCATACATTCTCCTAACAAGCAATTCTCTGGCAAATGCTCTTGCGTCTGCCTCAAGTTCCTTCAAAGTTGCAAAACCTCTCATTGGCTCATAGTATCTTCTACCATCAGAAGAATAATAGCCATATGCCCACTTAGAAGACAATCCCCAAGAACATCCCTTACCAACAGTAATATTCAACCCTTCTCTTGTTATTCTTCTTTCAATGTTTTCTTTAGCATTCATTTTCTCTCTCCATTTTTTCTTCTAAGTTATTGATTACATCATACAATAAATCAATCGCTTCATTCAAGTCAGGAATTGCAGGAAAATCTTTAACATCGTTTGAGTTACAGTGTTCTTCCAAGGCATTAAGAACTATTTCTAGTCTGATACTTATGTCTTTTAATTCTTTTATTGTTTCGCTAAACATATTATTCTCCTTATCGTCTTTTTTATTTATATCTTTGACAATATCTAAAATATACAGACCATTTCTATCTTCCACAATATTGTCCTGCTTAACAGCCCAATCATATATCACTTCCATATTCTTGGTATACGCACTTGAGCCTGTTTTCTTTTTATAAAATACTGCTAAATCACTCCAAGTGAGATATTTTTTATTATTAGTTATCATCTTGTTCTCCTTTTCTTATTAAATGTCAAGTGCTTCAGTAAAAGTCATAATTATTCCTCCCCAAGAACTTCAACCTTTTTACATCTAACCTTGTTGATGTTATGAGGATAGACAACAAAATCCTTTATATTAACCTTACATTTTAATACCTTGCCTCTATTATAGTAGAGCGCCAACTCTGGGGTAGGTGATAAATGCAATCCTCTACCGCATTCTATCCACATGTCATCGTCCCAATCTGGACATTCCACAATTCCTTCATACTTTATCTTACCAGAGTAAAAGTCAAAGTTATCGTCTGGATTTACTGATTTATAAAGCATGATATGGTTATCATCTATCATGTTATCTCTGTAAATCTCCAGGAAAGTATTTTTTGTGTGTTGCATTGTCTTTGTAACAATGATATTTGCAGTGTCATCTTTTTCTTTGACATCAACGGTGCAATCCTGACAAATAAGTGTTGATTTATGCTTCAAACGTGATATTACGACATATGGTGAAAATGCTTTTATACATACATTCTCGAATGCCGCATTGACCTGCGAGCATTCTTTCATCATGTTAATATGTGAGCTTTCTCTCATCACACCTACCTGAGCGCACTCCCACATCTCTTTTACCTGAGAGTTTCCTTTCATAATATCAACCTGAGAGCTTCCTCTCATTATATCGATTTGAGCATTGTTTTTCATTTCCTTGACATGAGATTTATCCCACATCTCTCTGATTTTAGAGTTGCTCTTCATCGCACCGACCTGAGAACTTCCTTTCATTATACCGATTTGAGAATTATTATACATCTCTTTGACTTGAGAGTATCTTCTCATCACTTTTACCTGAGAATTTTCCTTCATCGCTTTGATTCGGGAACTTTCCCACATTTCGCCTACATTAGAGCTTTCAAACATTACACCTATCTGAGCATTATCCCTCATCATATTGACCTGAGAATTATCCATCATCATATTTACCTTAGAGCTTTCTCTCATCACATTGACTGTAGAATAGAGATATACAACAACTGTCTTACCTGCAAGCGTAATAGCTGAGTTCCTTGGTATCGTCCTTATCTCGTGTATGATGTCTGTGGCGTCAATCGTTATCTCAGTATAGCGAACAAACATCTCTGGCAAATTATCAAACTCTTTCTGATTTTTAATAACAATTAATTGATTCATGTTATCCTCCTTTTATATATTCCTGATTTAATAAATTCTAAATTATTTTCTGTTACAAATGTATCTCCACAGTAAACTGCAGATTTGATGTCTGTATTTTTTACAGAATATTTTTCAAACGTTAACTGTGATGTCACATATCATCCATGTTTTGCTACAAGATAAGAATTTAAATCTTTCCCATCATTGTAGTACACAGCTTTTACTCTATGTACCACTGAATGGAATACTACAAGGTAAGCCCAAATAGCCATAGCTCCAGTTAGAATTACTTGATTATCCTCAATAACCAACTTTTCTATATTCCTTCCTACAATATATATAGCTTTACTAACAGGAGTAATGAGATTCAGCCTGCCTGCAACTTCTTCTATTTCACATCCCTCATAAAGTTCTTTGTTCTTCAAGCTTAAATCTATTGTCATAATGTCCTCCTATCATTTATATTTCTCTGTAACATCTTCTCCAGTTGCAACATCAAATACTTGAATGATTTCAATCATATCAGCAGAAGCTTTCCCATCTGTAGCCCAAGGTTCATTAATCCTTGCTCCCTCAGGGATTCTTATCTTTGCCTCTAATGGTCTTTCTGGGTAGTGTAAGGCGCACCAAGACCTTGAAGCAAAATGAAATCCTGGGTAAGAACAGATGATACGTTCATCTGAGATAAACTCTTCACCTTCTCTTAATTTGTTTATTCCTACTTTAAACTGATATCCTTTATTACACATAAAATAGTCTATCCTCTTCCAGTAAATGTTCCCCACCTCTACACCCATAACCTTAACAAGACCTCTTGTCATTGTTAAGTCAACGTTTCTTAGGTTGGCATTACGTAGATTAGCATATGTAAGGTCTGCATTTCTAAGAATCGCTCCTTCCAGATTAGCTGAAATAAGTATAGCATTTCTTAAAAATGCTCCCTCTAAGTTTGTATTTTCAAGGTTTGCTCTTGACAGATTAGCATACAGAAGATTTATGTTCGATAAATCTAAGTTGCTCAAATCCACTCCTGAAAGGTCAGCATAAGCAATCTTCGAATTTGGCTCTAAGACGTATTCCACTTCATTACAATGAACTTTCATTTGTTTCCCTCCTTATTTGTTTTATTAAACCACATTATAAACAAGAGACAACAAATAGCATGAGCAAGATGTGGTAGACCACTTTCTTTGTCAAATAGTTCACCTCTTATTCTCCAATCAGATATGTGTCTTAACGTGGCTGCATAATATCTTTCAACAGGATTTTCAACTTTTCTCCAGTTGTCAGGTGAGTATTTATTAGCACCAAAAGTCAAAACTTCTACCACTTTCTCTACTTCTTCAAGTGGTAACAAATCCCATCTTAATTTGTCACCATCATATTTAGTTCCTTTTGTCATTTCTACCTCTCTTTATACTATAAACTTTTCTTGAATAGTTCTTAGCATTTCCTGAATACTTAGCTAAAGCAATTTCAACAGTTTTACTCTGCCTCTTGTAGTGTTGTAAAATATAATTACCTGCCTGAATATTTTTCTCAATGTCAAAATAGTCAAACCTGTTTTTTATGATACCAGCCTTGACCAGTTCGTTGTGCCACACTTCAGGTCTAATCTGCATTAGTCCCTGAGCATTTTTACTTGACACAGCATTCTTGTTGAAAGAGCTTTCTATTTGAATAATTGCCTCCAATAGCTTGGCATCCTTATACTTCATAAGTTCTCTGTGAATTGTAGTAGTATCATCAAGTACATCCGAGTAATGAATATAACTCGGCATTATACATATAATAGTCATCACCAAAATTAAATAGACTGTTGGCATATTGACTCTCCTTCTACTTTCCTCATTCAGAATATTTCATTTCTTCTTCTCTAACTTTTCACATGGTACAGATGTGATGGAGATTGTTGCCGTTACCCCATAACTAAGAGTAGATATGCTTGCATAACAGATGCCAAAATCATCCTGAAAATAAATCATACTTTTCTTAACACTTTCTATATCCCTATCAGAAGATGTAGTAGTGATAGAACAAGCACCAAATAACAGAAACAATATAAAAGCACTAAGTCTCAAAAATAACATTAGATATTTCATTTCTTACTCTCCTTATTACCCTTTTTTGCTTCAAGATATAAGTCACGATACAATAAACCCCAACCAATTAAACCCAAAATCGAGACAAACATAATAAACCATTCCTTATTCTTTACAACAACACACAAAATAACAAACAAAATTGTTAGAAACATAACCACAATATCTCTTTTCATAATTCAATCTCCTTTTATGTGCTTCTCTCGTTATTTAATACATATCATCTTTTTATCATATTTTTTCGATAAACACGAAGCATATATAAAGCCTTTTAAATGTTATGACTTTATATTTCATATTCAGTCTCAGTTTTTACTGTTAAACACGTTTATGTAAGGCACAATAGTAAATTCATTATCTCTAGCAATAATATAGTCAACGTTATGAAACATTGATTTCATTACCACTATATTTCTAAGAACAGCATTCTCTATAATATAGATAAAAAGGTTCAATTGATGTTCTGTATATCTCTGTTGTATCTCAAAAACAGAGATATATTCCTCTTTTTCAAGAAGTTCAAGCAAATCAAGCAACTCTTGATGAGTTAAAGTGGTGCCATTTTTTGGTCTTCTAATTTTCATTATTCTATCTCCATTTTTTTAAGAGCATTTTCAGACAAATAGCAAAGGCTTTTTACAATGTCAAAATATTGAGAGTAGATATGTAAACCATCACTGTAAGCATACATTTCATAGTCGATAAGCTTGTCATCTTCAACAAGTTGTTCATTAACTATGTCCAAAACATACTCTTTAAGAAGTTGTATTCCTGATAGATTCTCTGGAAAGCCACATATCAAGTCCCAAGACCTGAAAAACACTGATACTTGTAACATCTTATCAATAGCCTTGAAAGATATTACTCGTAAGCAAGGAGGATCACTCATCTTGGTACAAGAGCTGTCTCCAACAGATATAGTAGCTTGATTTGTCTTACCTTTAGATATAATAAGTGCTTTGATAATGTCTTCTATCTGAGCTGCAATCCAAGTTGAATATCGATAAATCTCATTTGGTTTAAGCACAGGATTCATAAGGTACTCAGCAAAGTATTGACCAACTTTATAAGTGTCGGTAGGGCGAAATATACAATTTTCAGGAGTAAAAGAGTCTCTAATATGTGGTGCCATTATTCTAATCATAACATATGGCAACTGAACTCGATACTGTCCAATATAACTACCATATTCATTTAACTCACTTGCATTAGCAATTTTATATCTTATACCTTTTTCCATACAAAGCTTCATTACATCTCTCCAAGCATCAGATATAGAAAATGCTTCTACATAATTAACGTTTTCAAGAATCATATATTACCTTCCTTTTATTTGTCATTATATTCATCTGTTACAGTCTGCCTCTCAGCTGTTAACAACATCTTAAGTAAGCCTGATTGGACATAGCCTGGAAAGGCTACGTCCAAGATGGCTGGGAAGTCTTTGTATATCCAAAGTAGATATTTTAAGGAAACAGTATGACCTCGTTTAGAAATGCTATCAGAAAGTATTTCTGCGAATATAAGATACAATCTGTTCTTTTCAACTTTGGTTGGTACTGTTTTAATATGTTTAGTAAGCCAGTTATTAAGAAACTCATGTGCTTCTACTAATCTTTTATGAATGTATTTAAGCTTCTTTGATACCACCCCATAAGGAGGTAAATCAATACCTCTTGTTTCAAGAACGAATTTTACAGCTCTATAAAAGTACTCAACATCAGGTTTGTTACCAACATTTTGATAATATAGTAAGACGGTTATCTTATTTTGTAGCTGTTTTAATTCCTCACCAGACATTTCTGTTAACTCTTTCATTGTAAGTTACCTCTTTAGTAAAAAAGATTTTATGATTCCCACCGTTAGGTGGGAATCAGTTGGCGAAGCCAACAATAAAAAACTACCTTATAAGTTATCTTACCACTTCAAGTAAAATTTTTACTAAAAAACAAAACATTTTTAAAAAATTTTTGCTAAAATACGAAGTATTTTAAATACACTTTCAAAAATACTATATATAATATATATACTATCTAAGTTTGGCAAACTCAAGTCAGCTCTGAATGGACAAGTCATCACTAATCATCTATAGTCGTACTAAGCAATCATTTTTTGATATATTAAGCAATCATCCAGGGTCGTACTTTTTACCACTTTTTATCAGTAAAAAATTAAGTGGCCAATTAGTAAATTTTGAAGATAATCACATTATTCTTACCAACATAATAATCTAAGTTTGAAAAACGACCTCGATGAATACATTTTATATCCTCCACAGCTTTATCTATTCTGTTTACCACTTTATTACGTTGGTCAAATTGTGCACCAAGTTTTATGACCAACTTTCTAATACCAATTCTCCATTCTTTTCTACCATAGAAGTTCTTTACTAACACTTCATACAATCTTAATGAAAAAGCATTGTCAAACTTTCTTAACGTTTTATAATCAAGTAACATAGAGAATCGGTCTTGGTTATACTTGTAAAAGCGTTCTGATAACTCAATGTGTATAGGTGCATTTATATCCAATGAGTCATCAGCAAATACAACTTCTGGTAATACTGCTATAGTAATTTTCTCGTGCCACACACGTCCATTTAACTGTAGTTTATCTTCTTCAAATATAATGTTTGTTAATGCCCACTTGTTAATGGACTCTCTAACACGAAGATAAGACTGGCCTTTATCAGGCAAGTTCATAATGGAAATAATTTCTCTTATGCTCTTGAACGTAAGAAATCTACTTTGTGTAGTTTGAGCACGTTCAAGTAACATATACAATAGCTGTTTATCAAATATGGTTGGTAGCCCATGCTTCTTAGAAATAATTGTGTAACCGGCGTCATCTGAATATTCAGATGACTTAGCTAATGCTATTGATGGTATAAACATTGGTCTATCCAATAATGTAAGATGATGTCTTATCTTATAAGGTTTAATCTCCTCTTTTGTTAAAGGTCTATTCATCTATTTACCTTGTTTTTGGTGAACCATATAGTTGGTCCATTAGACCTTTAAACTGTATATTTCTGCTAGCAAATTCTATCATGTTTCTTAATAACTCACTCTTAGACATACCATAATCACTTGCTGTCTTACCAACTCTTTCTATGGTCCATGGTTCAAGAGGTATGGTTATGTTTATCTTACGTGACTTTTTTTCAAATCTGTATTTGCCACCAGAGGTCATATCATTTTTATTAGCATTTGGATTAATCATTACCATATATTAGTCTCCTTTAAAATGATGGAATGTTGGTTACAATCTTGCCGTTGAACTTCAACTCTTTAGGATACACTCTCTTACGTTTAATCTCAATTCCCCACATTCTTAATAGACAATCTTCAACGAGTTTAAAATCTTTGTCGTGCTTATGGCCTGTAAGACAGTGTACCAATTCGTGTATTATGTAGTAAATTTGGTAGATAACATCGAAATTGTTAATCCAAAGAGGCATTTCAATTTCTTTAGTATCATACCACGCTCTTCCACCTCTTACGTTCTTTACACTTATAGATATCTTTAACTCAGACCGGTTTATCCAACTTAGAGAGCGATTAACTATCATTTGATATGTTTCTTTAGTCATGTTTAATCTTTTACCTTGTAAAATGTTTTATTTATAGTGAGGCTTGTTAGGCCTTCTATTGGAATTGTTTTGTATGACTCTTCTTGAGTATCCCACACTACAATTAGATTCTTTTCTTTAGGTGAGAAGGCCAATTCACCACCCTTGAGATGAGTTTTGACTCCATACTTAGCTAACATAGTACGTGGCTCTCCAGTGCTTCTTTTAATGAAGGATACATTGAACACAGCACCTTTGGAGTCACGTATAAGATTTACTAATGTTTCCCTGTTTACTGTTTTTTTGACCATTACTTGCCTCCTTTTGCTTTTATTTTCTTTTCACGAATTATCCCTTGAGCACGTGCCCATCTACGAAGAAATTTACATTTCTTTTCCCATGTAGAAATATCTGCTTGTCCAATAGGTAACTCTGCTATTACCATGTTGATGGTAGTAAGCATGTTTATCATAGCATCTTTTACCCCTCTAATAGTTGACTTCTTGCAAGCATTACACATTGGGTCAAAAGGCTTTGGCAATTCGTTAAACTGTTCATATATTACATCTGTATTAGATAATGCTTTACTCACTCTTTCTACTTTCTTGTGAACAGCATTATTAACAGTAGCAGTATTAGTATATCCATGTCCTTCTCCTTTCTTTTTGTCCCTTAATGATACTCGTTGAGCCATCTGTTTATCCTCCTGATGTTTTTGTTTGTTGTTGAAGTATTAAGTTTATCATATGATAATAATAAAATCAAGACATGATAAACTCAATAAAATCAACAAGTTTATTACATCATGTTTTTTAACCTATCAAAGACTTTAGTTCTGTTTTTCTTATCCTCATCAGATTCCTTAATATTGGTAAAGTCGAATAGGTTAATAGGCTGTTCAAGTATTTTCAAGAGAATTACTACTGTTATAATAACTCCACATAGAATAGAAAGAATAATCCAAATAGTATGGTTATTAGTACCTATAAGTCGGTCCAGTAACAATGATACTACAATGATGTTTATAACTGTTCTGAACAATGAAATAGGCATATTTTTTCTACTTACTACCAATTTTTTCATCAATACTATATTTTTCATTCTATCACCTCTTGTATATTATGTTCCATGAATGTCTTGTTCCTTTTTTGTCTTGTGTCATTTTAAGCTCACCCTCTATTTTCTCAGTAGATTTAGTTGACTGATTCCTTTTGTAGACTAACTGAGCCTTTTCAATGGCATGAGCATCATCTTCGGCCTCAAGAGAGAATAGATAACGTATAGTGGTAATTAATTCAACTTCATAGAGCATTATTTTCACCTCCTTTTAAGTTTTTCAATATCTTTCTCTTCTCTGTCATTATACTATCTCCCTTTTTGTTGTGAGTTCTGGTGACAGTGAAGAGTTATTTCTTAAGTCACTTGAGGTAAGAGCATTTGCTATGTCTGGGCTTAGACCCACTCTGTTTAGGTCTGGTCTATTGCTTGATGATTTTTTGTTCCACATTGAGAACTTGGCTACACACACTTCAATCCAACAACCGCCGCCATTAGAGTTTTTGACAGCCATTGTAAATGCTTCGTCTTTCTTAGCACTATCTGTATAGGCTAAATCACAACAAAATGAAGCATGATTATTCCAATTTCTGTCACCACTGAATACTCCTATAGTTAGTAGATATCCTTTACCTTTTGTGAGCTTTATCATTGTCCTGTTGTTTTTTGTAGTCTCAAAAAAGAATGATTTACATTCATAAATATCTGTGGCTGATTGAGCAAAGTTAAGATTCTTGTTTGGCTTTAAGCCTTTTGGTATAAGAATAAGTAACTGTCCATTAACGTCTATTAACTTCTCTCCATTGTTAAGTTGATATTCTTTCATTTTTATTTCTCCTTTTATGTTATTTTATTCTCCAAATTGGGGCAAGAACATATCCAATCTTGATACGTGTCATAGTGTCCTCGAATAAGCCGCTGTCTAAACAGACCTGTGCAAACTCAGCGTTCTCAGACCAGTTTTTAACTATGACCTCATCATTAGCTAAAGGCACGTCAGGAATGTCCACAGTAAGCATAGCAAAAGGCTGTATTAATCCGTCTCGGTCTGTTACGCCTTTTATAGCAATTCTGTTATTATCATACTGTGTTCTAACTAATATTACTTCCTCTCCATCAATCATAACACGTCCCATCTCTTTCATAATCATGATACAGTCTCCTGTGACGATTTAAGTTTTTTGAGAACTTTTCTGGTTTCTTTGATAGTATATTCCTCCTCATCAACTTTATAGTTTTCTATCATATAAACTAAGTTTGTTAGACACTGGTCTACTAACTTATCAAATTCACATACCAGTTTAACTCTCAAACTCAGGTCGTACATGCTCCACTCATTGAAATCTTTATCCATGTCTACACCTTGTCCTGGTTGTGTATAAATATCATAAAATATGTGATTAACTCTACTACGTTCACCACATCTACCACAGATATCACTGCTTTCTTCAACGGTCTGAAAGTTTCGTTGACCACAAGATTGACAATAACTTTTGTATGGTGACAGACGTTTGCCGCCTTTGACTAAAACAATATAGTCTGATAACTCATTAAATAAAGTAGGATAACGAAGTATTACAGCATCACAGTCTATCCACACTATATATCCTTCTGACCTTCCATTAAATGTAGCCTGCCAGTTATAATCATACTTTTTATCGAATTGTCTCAAGCAGTTGTTTATGTTTTCTCTAACTTCAGGTACATCTAATAGTTCATATGCTTTAGACTTTTGCTCTAATGTAAGTGGAAGATTATATATCTTTACATTGTGAGCATATGATGTACCTCTATTCCAAGAGTTCATGGTATAATACCTTGGATGTTTGGTCAAGAAATCTATCATAGCCTGTTTATTCCTTCTGTCAACTTTCTTTCTAAAGTGCCAAATGTAGTTCTTCATATATTGGTTCTCCTTTATAAGTTAATTTTTAAACTTTAGTTATTTCAGGACTCAAACACATTTCCAGAATAATGTTTGCCTCGATAGGGTGTTCAGAGTTTAGACAAAAGATATTCATATACATGCTAAGAACATCACCAAGTGCTTTATTATCTAAGTGGGAAGTCAACGGTTTTAGTCCATCTTCAGTATCTTCTACAATGTAGTTGTTCATGTTCATTAACATTCTATTAGCTATGCATATCTTTTGTCTAAACTCTGA